CTCGCATCTCAGCGAGTCTGCAAAGGTGTGATTCGTCACCACACCGTGCTTCCCATCGGCGAAGTCGGCCCTAGGGCGGACGTCTGCTGATGCATGCATGGCTCTCTAACGTCATGTTTGCGGTGCGGATAGTCACCTGATCGGTGACTGCGCCTCTACAACCATGGCCTTTAAGGAGCTTTAGCATGAAGAGTAAAACAACAGGCCCCGGACTTGTCTATTCGAACCACCAAACGACTGTATACGCCCCTGGGGGCGGAGTCGCGTGGTACGATGGATGGTCCGGAGTTTCGACTAGCAGTCAACAAACAACTGCAAGCGGCGGTGATACTCTAGAGTATTTCCGTAAACGGTCTCGCGGCGACTTGCTCCCATATAACGTGTACAGCTATCGAAGCTGGCACGTAGGTGGGTCGCAAAGTTCGTTTGACCTAACGGGTATCAACTGGTACGGCGGATATAGGTGGTCCAATTCTGGGCCATACCAAACCGCTTATCCCAGAGGTCCTGCGCAGTCGAAAATCGACGAAGCCTTAGCGCACTTAGACGAAGATAAGCTTGTTCAAGCTGCAGCGGCCAAGATGGCGGCTGACTTCGACGCTCTTACCTTTCTTGCAGAAATAGGGCAACTCCGGACTCTCGTCTGGAAGAACCTTTGGCGGATCCTTTCGATCCTCCGCTCGAAAAGGTGGGGCAAAGTGCACTTGGAAAAGGGCATGGTCGACCTGTACCTAGAGATTAGGTACGCGTTAAGACCGCTTTACTACGACATCTTGAACATCATCGAGATCGCCAACAAGCTAGATGGCGAGGCTCGGATCGTGCGAAAGCATGCATCCGCTGCTGCTTCGGTTGATGTGACGGAGGTAGTGAGTTGGCCAGGGTCAATCTATTCCCTGGAGTTCACGGTTCTTTCCCGGGTTTCATCATCCGGGCGAGGCCGAGTAGCCGCAAAGATCATCCCACCCAAATATAAAATCGATCCTCTGACGACGGCTTGGGAATTACTCCCGTGGTCGTTTGTTATCGATTGGTTTATTGGTGTTGGGACGGCTCTGGACGCTCTGGCGTTTACCCTTAAGACGAACGGGGTAGCAGGCTTTGGAACATTCGTGGAGATCGATACCACGGTTACCATGGAGGGATCGGGAACTTACCCGAACGCTTCAGGATCCATGTCTGGCTACTATCATTACGTTGAGGAGATTCGAACAAGGAAACCTTCCGAGGTCTCCCTTGCTCCCCACGTTAACCTACGGTTTGATTGGTGGAAGGTGACAGATGTCATCGGCTTCATCTATCAGGCCATCAACGATTTACATCGTTCAC